CCAAATGCAAAAGACCGTGTCACCAATCCTGGATTGCGTTCTTTCATGGAGGTCTTCTCAGCTAACACCGGAACAGCTTCCCGTGCAGGAGGTTACTCATTTGCTCATTTCTCTGAAGTTGCCTTCTATGAGAATGCAGAAGCTTTAGTCACCTCTACCGTCCCCTCTGTTCAAGACTACCCTGGAACAGTTAAGGTGTATGAGTCAACAGGGAATGGGAGACAGGGATTCTTTTATGAGCAGTGGAAGAAAGCGAAGAAGAGTTTAATCTCAACCAGAAAGCTCTCCAACTTCTACCCCATCTTCTTTGGTTGGCTTACCTTTCCTGAGTACACCAAACCCTTCCAAAGTAAACAAGGAAGAGTTGATCTCCTTGGAACACTGGATGAAGAAGAACTCTATCTGATGAAAAAGTTCCACGCAACAGGGGAACAATTAAATTGGAGAAGAAGTAAGATTCTTGACTTTGATGACGACGTTGACAAGTTCCATCAAGAGTATCCAGCTGATGATGAGGAAGCATTCATCGCAAAAGGTATCCCCTACCTCTCAAAACGTCTCCTCCTCCAACTAAGGAATAAGTGTAAGTCACCTTTAAAGGTTGGAGATATTGGAGAGTTTGGATTTGCTGAAAATGAGACTGGAAACTTTTCCATCTGGGAATTCCCTAAAGAGGGATATGATTACGTGATTGCTGCTGATGTTGGAGAGGGGCAGGTTGGGAATGACCCATCCACTATTGAGGTATTAAGAGCACCAAAAGGGTCTCCTCTTATTAAACAGGTGGCCGAGTGGAAGGGATACATCGATCCTACCATGTTTGCTGGAGTGATTGCAGCAGTAGGGAATATGTATAATGAAGGATTAGCGGTGCCAGAATGTAAGCATCCTGGGCTTACCACTTTAGCAGAACTCAAACACATCTATTGGAACATCTACCAATGGGAATATATTGATAGGTTTAAGAATGCCAAATCAACCAAACTTGGATGGGAGACCAACACCTCCACTAAACCCATTGCTTGCTCTTACCTTGCTACCTGCTTAACAGCTGGCATCTTAGAGATAAACTCAGAAGATTTAATTGATGAGATGCTTTCCTTTGTCCGAAATACAAATAACTCTGCAGAAGCTGATTACAATTGCCATGATGACTTGGTGATGGCTTATATGATTGGGGTGTTCTGTTTAGGGAATGCTTATAATGTTGGGTCACTCCTTCAAAAGCTGGGACAGTTTAAAGAGAAAGAAGTCATTAAAGCAGAGAAGACATATCTCGATCCAGCCAAACACGATCTTGACTTCTTTAGAGAGGGGCAGGATATGGTTGGAGGAGATGATAGGAGCTGGTTAAATTATTAAGATGAAGCTATTTAAGATAAGTAAAAAGAAACCATCAAGAAAACTTTCCTTCAGTAAATGGGGAAGGAGTAGAAAGATAAAAAAATGAAACCTTGTAAGTATCCACAGATTTTTGAGGGAGAAAAAATTATTATTAAGTGGGAAAAAGAAGACCATAAAATCTCTTGCTGTGATTGTGGGCTTGTTCATAGATTTAGATTTAATGTAAAAGGTTCAAAGTTAGTGACAAGAGCTTGGAGAGATAACAGAGCAACAGGACAGATAAGAAGATGGAAGAAGAAATAAAAATAAAAGAGCATATTAGTCACTGGTTTTGTTGGTGTGATCCTGTCTTAGTCTATCAAATTGACGGCAGTGAAATCTGGGTTCATAATATTATTTATACAGCATAACAAAAAGGAAAGGAGAAAGTGAAATGGCAAAAGGACAGCAAATTTTGACAGATGAGATTCTTGGTAATGTTGCAGGAGGGCTCTCAAAAGCACCCACCCAAACCCCTACCCCCTTAACCTATGCTGAGGGAGCCTCTCCTCAACCTATTGAGGGTAGCTTTCATGGATCACTAGAGGAAGCAGCAAACCTTCTTCTTACAATCCTTCCTACCTCAATCAGGGATTATGCTTGTGAGTTGGCAGACATCACCTTAAAGATTCCTCGATGGCAGCTTATTCTTGGTAGCTTAATGGCTCAACAAGAAAGTGGCAACCTTGCTGCTCCTTCCATCGATCCCTCTTGGAGACAGGTTGAGTTACTCATCAAGTCATCAATCTGTGAGCATTGTAAGACAGAATTCCCTCCAAAGAGACAGGGACAGAAATATTGCTCGAATAAATGTGGGGATCTGGCAAGAGGCGAGGAGATTCAGAAACAGAATAAGTTGAAAGAAGAAATAAGAAGGATGGAAGAGAAAGCAGAGAGAGAGGCAGGATTGAGAGCATGAACATCTGGAAATGGTTAACTCTTGAGAAGAGGGTGGCTCGGGTGGAGAAGATCATCCAAAGATTAGAGCAAGAAAACATTGCCCTCATCTCCACCCCCTTTCTTGAACCCTTAATTGAAGACTTAGAGGGAGGGGTGGTAAGAGGGAGAGAGGTTGAAGAAGATTCTCTTGACTCTGCTGAGGATAGTGTTGAGGAGAGGGAATATATGGAAGAGGTGAAATGGTTAGCTCAGAGAAAACAGAAAGAGAAAATGGTGTAAGATGCCTCTAACAACTGGAGAACAATCTCTGATTAAATATCTCAATAAGCTTTACACTGAGGGATCTGAAGCTCGCTCCAAGGTGAGTAAGAATTGGGATAGGGCGATTAAGACGATTAAGGGAGAGACATGGCCGGATCGCAGACCCAAATATAAAATTAACGCTGTGATGAATTTCCTTGCTCAAATCGTAGAAAGGAAAGCAGCTCTCCTCACCGATAGCCGTCCTACTATAGTGGTAGCAAGCAGGAAGCAGAAAGATGACCCTGTCTCTGAGATTCTCCAAAAAACCATTGAAGGGATACTGGATGAGAGAAGCTTCGAACAGAAGCTGACTGAGTTTGTTATGTTGGAGGAGTATTTTGGATTCGCTCTCTTCAACACCTGCTTTGATAAAAACCTTGATTATGGGAAGGGGGATATTGATCTTGTTGTTATTGACCCACGCTGCTTCATCTTTGACCCCTTCGTGACAAGAAGTTGGAATCTCCAAAATGGAGAATATTGTTGTTTGGAGACTCTGAAACCAACAGAGATGCTTCGAGACCTTAATCCAAAGAAAGCTGATGATATAAAATCAGACTTTACCTCAGATGAGGTTAAACCTGATTCCCTTATCCATAAATTGAGAGCTCTTTTTGGTTGGGAGAAATCTGCCACAGAGAAGAACTCAGCCATCCCCCGTTCGATTGTAAGGGATTGGTGGATTAGAGATAGGACAACGAGGAGAGATAGTAAGCTGGTTTTCCCAAATTGGAGGCACATCATTCTTGCTGGAGGGGTACCGATTGAAGATGGTGCCAACCCCTATCTTGATGGTAACCATCCATTTGATGCAATGGAATGGGGGTTTAATGTTGACTCTCCTTATGGGTTGAATGAGATTGATCAACTTGAGTCTCCTCAGATTCTCTTCAATAAATTGCTTGCAGGGATACTTGAGAATGCCATCCTGATGGGAAATAACATTTGGATTGGAGATCAAGAGGCTCTCTCAAAAGAGGATTGGGCAAAGCTAACCAATGAACCTGGGAGTCATGTTAAGGTTAGGCAGGGGAAGACTCTTAGAAGAGAAGCTGCTCCAGCCCTTCCCAATTATGTAATGCCTCTTGCAACTATGCTTATCAATGGATTGGAGAAACTTTCTGGGATTACAGAAGTAACTGAAGGAAGAAGACCTGGACAGGTTACCTCTGGAACAGCAATTGAATCTCTTGCTATGATGGCACAAACCACCATCCGCTTAAAAGCTCGTCAATTAGAGGGGATGATACAAAGGATTGGTCAAAAGCTTATCCCTCGTATCTTTGCTTACTACACAGCAGATAGAGTATTTAACCTTGTTGGGACAAAGGGAAAGATTGAGACTTATCTCTACGAGAGGCAAGCAATTAAGGAATTGATTCAAAATGATCGTAGAGGGATGGGAGCTTTCCAAGATTATCAATTTAAGGTTATCCCCGCATCCTCTCTTGCAATGACCAAATGGCAGAAAGGATTGATGGCAGTGCAACTCTTCCAAACGGGTCTGATTGATGAGGAAGCAGCTTTGGATGCTCTTGAGTTCCCCAATCGTGACGAGATTATGGAAAGGATGGCAGAGAAGCAAAAAGAGATGGCAATGATTGCAGCTCAACAAGGAGGACAACCTGGGAAGGGGTTTGGGAGAAAAAGTGCTGGCACAAAAATGCCAGCTAATCTTCTCAGAGGAAAGAAACAGGAATTAGGATTCCAGGAACCTCAGAATCCCATGAATCAATAAAGGAGAACTAAAATGGCAGTTACAAATCTCATTTTAACAGCACTTGCAACGAATCTCTACAAGAATACAGTTGTAGCAAATGCAGCCAGTGTCATTAAAGCATCAGCTGGTACCCTCTATGCTATCTATGTTGATAACTCGGCCAATGCAGCTGAGGCTGAATATCTCAAACTCTATGACTCAGCAGGGGCAGTTGTAGTAGGAACAACGGTGCCAGATTTTGTATTTAAGATACCAGCAGCTTTTGTTGGAAATCTCATGATTGCAACATCAGGGATTGCATTTGCAGCTGGGTTACAGATAGCAGCAGTGACAGCTGGAGGAACTGCAGGGACAACGAGTCCAACAGCGTCACTTGAGGGGGATGTAGTTTATACTTAATCTTAAAGGTGGAAAGAAAGGAGGTGAAAGCTGATGGCTAAGAAAGGTGGAGGAAGAAAGCTTGGTGGTGGATTAGGAAAAGGGAAAGGTGGAAAGAAGGGAGGAGTTATTGTGTCTTAACCTTTAATAGAGGAAAGAGAAGGAGGTAGAAGAGATGGCAAAAGAAGGTGGGCTCCCACCCAAAACTGGAAAGGGACGGATGGGGCCGGAAATGATGGATGAAGACCCTGCCATCGTTAGTAAGTTATCCCAGCTTGCTGGGGCGGGTCAAGAAGCACCAATGGGTGGTGGAGGTGGTGGAGAGGAACAATCTGCCAGTCTCCTCATGCAAGGTGCTCAGCAGCTCATCCAAGCAGCCCAGATGAACCCCCAACTTCAACAGATGGTTACTCAGGTGATTGGGATTCTGAGGGAGGGAGTACAGGGATTGGCAGGAGGTCCACCTGGAGGACAGATGGGTGGACAAGAAGGTGGTGGAATGGGTAGAGGTGGAGGTGGTGGGAGAAAAAGAATGAGACCTCCAAAGGTGGAACGTGAACAACCAGCAGAAGAGATGGGTTATTAACAATGTAACCTCTCCCTCTTCTATAAACCTTTCTCTTTTAATGGAGGAAGGCAGAAGAAAAAAGGAGAATGAGATGAGAACAAAAGTGAGATCAATTAACTTTAAGTGGAATCCATTTACTCTGACAGGGGAGGCACCAGCCTCTCTTCGATTTAAATCAGGGTTGGAAGAACTGGAATTTGCATCAAAAGAGGATTTGGAACTCATCAACACTAACCCTCAACTCCAAAAAGTCCATAAATCTATGCTCGCAGGAGTTCAAAAGAAACTCCAATCTTTCAATGAAGAGAAGCGAGGGCTTCAAACTCAACTTGACACCCTCACAAATCAAGTCGGTGAGCTTGATGAGGGTTTGCAAGAATGGGAAGATTGGGCAAAGCAGAATAAGGGATTGATCACCAAACTAGCTAATGCTGGTGGGGGAGATCCTAATGATGATGGAAGAGGAGAAGGAGGGAGAAAAGTGAAAGGTGGGCAGTCAGATGACGAACGTTACAATAAATTGATTGAAGAGATCAACCGAGGAGCTTCCCAGATGATGAACCAATTTCAGACAGAACTTGGTAAGTCAAATCGGATGCTTAAGCTTTCCTTACAGCTTAATGACCTTCAAAGGAAAAATCCAGAGATGGACGCAGAGAAGGTTCTTGATGTTGCATTAAGAAAAGGGTATTTTGATCTTACAAAAGCTTACGCTGATGAGGAAGCTTATGGGAAGGAGATCTTCGATAAAGAGGTTGAAGTTCGCCTCAAACCGAGATTGGAAGAGGAGATCGCAAAGAGGAATACAAACATTGAAACAGGATCAGGCTCAATGCCAATCTCTTTTGAGTTACCTAAAGAGATGCCAAAGAGCTTTGAGGATGCTGGTTCACGATTCCTTAC